ATCAACAAGCAGACAACATTTATCAAGAATTTCTTGAAGATTCTCGTTTTGAACATTTTAAAAACAATCTGGGCATCAAAGACGGGTTTGCTTGGAGATCAATTGCATGGCAACACGGACACAAGGTTGCTGCCACAATCTATCCCGAGGGCAATCAATACGTGCCACCAGACATGGCTCACCCTTTGCCTGGACATCATTTGATGATCAATACTCATTTGACACAGTACATCAAAGATGCTAAAATACTAGCATGACATTTGCCTGTGATTACTGCAAGAAAACTTTTGTAAAAGAAACGTCTATGGCGGTGCATGTGTGCGAGCCCAAGCGCCGTGCCATGCAAAAGGACGAACCTGGGGTGAGACTGGGATTTCAGGCCTATTTGCGATTTTATGAAACCATGCAAGGATCGTCTCGTAACAAGACCTATGAAGACTTTGCTGAATCAGCTTACTACCGGGCCTTTGTAAAGTTTGGGCGCTACTGTATGGATACCCACACAATCAATCCGGCTCAGTTCATGCTGTGGCTGCTAAAAGCACAAAAAAAGATTGACTACTGGTGCAGTGACAAGGTCTATACAGAATATTTGTTGTACTACCTGCAGACGGAAGCAGTGGATGATGCCCTGGCTCGAGCAATTGAATACAGCATGACCTGGCAAGAAAACACAGGCCATCCTGCACATGACTGTTTGCGTTACGGCAATGCCAATGCAGCATGTTATGCAGTGACAGCAGGAAGAATAAGTCCCTGGGTGATTTACAACTGCGAGTCAGGCCAGAAGTTTTTGAGCGGTCTGGATCCCACTCAGGTGGCCATGATCTGGAGTTATATTGACAGTGATGCCTGGCAAAAACGTTTTAAAGATCGCCCCGAAGATCAAGCATATGCGCAAGAAATTTTAACCAAGGCAGGATGGTAACATGAGCGCAGACATTGATATTGACGTGCCCAACAGAGATGTTGTACTGCAACTGATACAGCATGTGCCTGCACAACAAAGCACTGGACGTAGACACAACTCAGGCATCTATGTCACAGATATTCCACGAGATGTGGTCAACGGACATGCAGCACTGGATTACCAGTCAGCAGAACAGCGTGGCTACTTCAAGATAGACCTGTTGAACATGAGTGTTTACAACTTGATTCAAACACCTGAACACTACGAAACATTGCTGGCGGCCACCCCACCCTGGAGTCGATTGTGGACCGATCGTGCGTGGGCTAGTCAACTGGTACACGTGGGCAACTATGCGGATCTGTTGCGAGAAATGAAGCCAGATTCAATCCCTAGAATGGCCGCATTTATCAGCATGATTAGGCCAGGCAAAGCACATTTACAACGTCAGTCCTGGGATCAAGTGTTTGCTGAAGTCTGGAACGGGGATGATAGTCGTGGCTATACCTTTAAAAAGGCACATGCTATTAGCTACGCTGCCTTGGTGGCCTTGCACATGAATTTACTCAATACGCCTGACCAAGGTAATTGATTTTCGCTTGGACTTTTTGCGAGCAATATCCATAAGGCTACAGATAGGACCGTGCAAGATTTCCAGGTCCTTGTTGGCAAATGTTCTCAAAGTAACACGAAATTGATCCCATTCTTGGCGCAAAAAAATGTTTATAGGAATGCTTCTGTTGCTTTCCCACCACCAGCTGCTGGCCAGTTCCAAAAATAACATCTTGTCAGACTGATCTATCACTGACCCAAAGTCGTAAATAGTTGTCACAATGTCATCACGGTTTTGTACAACTCCCACATACTCTTGATTTGCGTAAACGCACAAGGTAATAAAGGGGTACTTTTCCGTTAGTTTTTCAAATATGTTATTGCCCATCAAGGTTATTTATTAACAGCTAAATAGAGTAATGTATTCCACCACCGTTTATCTTTACCAACAAATTACTCGAGTGTTATTGGTCAACACTGATGGTGGCTACTTCACAGCAAGGTATGACCCAGTGTACGCAAAATCTCTAACCATCAACAAAGGCGTGGACAATGTTCTCTTGTTTGAGTTCATTAACCAAGACCAAAAACCTGTAAACATCACAGGTAGCACGTTTGTTTTCCGTGTGATCAACCAGGCTGGCGATGAGCTGTTGGTACAAAAGGATTGCGAAGTGTTGAGTGCTACCACAGGACGTGTGAAAGTGGTACTAGACACCACCGACACTATCAATATACAAGCACAGCCGGCCAGCTACAGTATTACACGCACAGCCGGTAACTATGCACAAGCTGTGTATGTGGATGCCAACAGCCAGGCTCGTGCAGACTGCAATATTGTGGATTCCATACTGCCACAATTCCAGCCCAGCCAGCCAATCACAGTGCCTGACATCTACGGCAAGAATCAATTTGTGAGCGCCGCGCCCACATCTTATCCTGACTGGGCACTGAACCCACAACCAATCAACAGTATCCAACCAACTGAATTTTACAGTAGTCAAATTGAAACTACAGGTGCTGCATTTACCACAGTAAAATTTGATCTGGTTCACTTTACCGGCACCGTCAAGATTCAAGCTGCTCAAAACTACGAAAGTGTTTTTTATGATGTTAGCGAAGCTCGTGAATATTTTGATGAAACAGTCAGCGACTATTTTAACATTGTGGGTTTTCATCCTCTACTGCGTTTAGCACTTAACAACTCAATTGGTTACGGAGCCAGCGGTACAGTCACAGTGGTCAACGGTGTGGTCACAGCAGTGGCTCTGACCAATACGGGTATTGGCTATGTTGCTGCACCTTATGTTCAGATTCTGGGCAACGGTGCAGGCGCCATAGTAGAAGCAGTGTATGGGGGTAACGGAACAGTCAGTCAAGTCAATGTTATTGCTGGAGGTTCTGGATACTTGCCAATTCAATTTCTGGGCAGTCCATCTGCTACTGCGGTTTTTAGCAACGGCAAGATTGAAAACGTTCAATATCGTTGATATTGTGTGAAAACTCTGCTATACTAAGCAGATGCTGGATATCTTAGATTACTTACCCGCCAAGCGAAAAGTCAGTCCCAGCGGCTGGATCAGCTTTAATGCGGTGTGCTGTGATCACAATGGAGACAGTCCAGATCGACGCAGCCGCGGCGGTATCAAAACAAACGATCAGGGCTGGAGCTACCATTGCTTCAACTGTGGATACACTGCTAGCTTTATCCTTGGCCGTACCGTAAGTTACAAAGCCCGCAAGCTGTTGACATGGTTAGGTGTTCCAGATCGCGAAATAGAATTGGCCAATCTTGAAAGTCTAAGGCATCGAAGCATACACGGACTGCTAGAAGATCGACAAGCAGCCGACGCATTGGTTCAGGGAATTGAATTTGAAGAATGGGAATTACCTCCAGGCGCAGAGTTTTTGACAGCAGAATTTGCAGTGCAGTGGGAGTACTTACAAAGTAGATGTGTGCCATCTGACTTTCCGTTCATGGTGCAGGCTCAGTCCAAGCGACCGGGTGTGATAGTTCCGTTCACATACAACAACAAAATTGTTGGCAGCACTGTTCGATTCTTGGACAATTACAATCCTCGATATCTAAACAACATGCAACCAGGTTATGTGTTTGGCACAGACTTGTTGCACAACAACTGGACTCATGTGATAGTGACAGAAGGTATCTTTGACGCACTGTCAATTGGAGGCCTAGCACTCATGCACAACACAGTGAGTGATGCTCAAGCAAAATTGATACGACGACTGGGCAAGGAAGTTACTGTGGTACCTGACCAGGATTCTGCAGGTGTAGAATTAATAGATCGTGCTGTGGAACTAAACTGGGCAGTGAGCATACCTGCCTGGCCTGCAGACGTCAAAGATGTCAACGATGCTGTGAAGAAATATGGTAGGCTAGGCGCACTGATAACTATCATGCAAGCTAGAGAAACATCCAAGATCAAAATTGAATTACGAAAGAAACAACTTGTTAAAAGACTACGGAACTGATGTACAACGACTGTTCCTGGAGATGATACTTCAGGATGCAGAAAGTTATGTTCGTGTGCAGAACATCTACAATCCAGAAAACTTTGATCGTAGCGTAAGACCTGCGGCCGAGTTTATCAAGTCACACAGCGTGGATCATGGCACCTTGCCCACTGCTGCGCAGATTGCTGCGACCACAGGAATCAAGTTACAGAGTCTGGATGAATTCAATGAAGGACATCATGCCTGGTTCATGGAGGAGTTTGAAAACTTTACCAAGCGGCAGGAACTGGAACGTGCCATTCTAAAAGCAGCAGACTTGCTGGAAAAGGGTGACTATGATCCTGTGGAGAAACTGATCAAGGATGCTGTGCAGATCAGTCTAACAAAAGACATGGGCACAGACTATTTTGATGATCCTGCCGCTCGTATCAACCGGTACTTCAACGCTGGCGGACAAGTTTCAACAGGTTGGCCACAAATGGATCGACTGTTGTATGGCGGATTCAGTCGCGGAGAACTGAACATCTTTGCAGGCGGTTCGGGTTCGGGTAAAAGTCTTGTAATGATGAACATTGCGCTAAACTGGTTGCAGCAGGGTCTGAGTGGTGTGTATATTACACTAGAGCTTTCGGAAGAGCTAACCAGTTTACGAAGTGATGCCATGCTGACCAGCATGAGCACCAAAGAGATCCGCAAGGACATTGAGACCACAGCACTCAAGGTCAAAATGATTCAAAAGAAGTCTGGACAGTATCGTGTGAAAGGCCTGCCGGCACAAAGCAATGTGAATGACATTCGTGCTTACTTGAAAGAAGTGCAGATACAAACAGGTATCCGGGTGGACTTTATCATGGTAGACTATCTAGACTTGGTCATGCCAGTTAGTGCCAAGGTCAGTCCCAACGACTTGTTTGTGAAAGACAAGTATGTGAGTGAAGAACTGCGTAACTTGGCCAAAGAACTAGGTATCCTGATGGTAACTGCCAGTCAGTTGAATCGAAGTGCTGTGGAAGAAATTGAATTTGATCACAGTCACATTTCGGGCGGTATTTCAAAGATTAACACAGCAGACAATGTGTTTGGTATCTTTACAAGTCGTGCCATGAAAGAGCGTGGCAAGTATCAGATACAGTGTATGAAATCTCGAAGCTCGACCGGCGTTGGTCAAAAAATTGATTTGGAGTATAACATTGAAACCATGCGTATTACTGACGAAGGCGGGGACGAAAACGGTTATAACAAACCACAAAGTTCAATCATGGACAGTATCAAGGCCAAGAGCCAGGTTGTTGCAGGCTCCGACGCTGCTTGGGTTGCTCCCACAGGAGGCACACATGTCTGGGACAAGCCCATGGTCAAACAAGGAGATGTTGCCAAGGTCAGCGGAGACGTTCAAAGTGCCAAGCTGAAACAAATGCTGGGCAAGATCAAAGCAGGATAATTATGAAATTTTTCAAACATATCCAGGGGTTAATTGTCGATGCAGGTCAGATGCCCAATGTGCCCCCGGCGCTCTCGGCGCTCATTGCAGCAGCTGACCGTTACTACAGTTCAGATGATGTTTGTGTGTTCTTTGAAGATTTTGAAATTACGGATCAAATGATATCAACGGCGATTGCCCAGATTGGTACACCGGCGTTCATAGTAAATACTTTTTACGCCAAAATTGATTCAGCATATCTGGTGCAGTGTATGCCGCTATCTTTGTACAGTTCTAGTAGACCAGTTGTGCTCAGCACGCAGTTTGACCAAACCGATCAGTTGACCACTTCTTATTGCAGTAATTTTACATTGAACAGAAAACGTATCAATAGATTTATACTGATCAAGCTGGTAGAATGGTTTCGTTTGACCTCCATTGACTATACCTACAGTGGTGTAGATAAAAATTATGATATGAACTATATCATTGATGAAATGAAGTCAGTGTCTAGTCCTGCTTGGCCCAAGAATTTTGAAAGTTTTATTTTAGCACCAACTGTATTGCCTAAAAAGTGGATTGCAGTCGAAGGTGATGTGTTGAAAGAAAAAACACAGATTAAGCCGTCCAGCAACAAAAAAGTTTGGCAAGCAGGACTCGATAAATTATTTTATCATAGTGCAGTTAGCTTGATTACTGAAAGTATAGATTACCAAGCAGGGATAGGATATACTGAAAAAACTGGGTTTGCGTTGTTGGGAAAAACTTTCCCAATCTGGGTTGGAGGGAAATATCAAGCTGAAGAATTTTCTAAACTTGGTTACGACATATTTGACGATGTGATCGATCACTCTTATCAGAATAAAGATACATTGATAGAAAGATGCTATCATGCTGTAGCAGACAATATTGACATCCTGACAGATTTAGAATTTGCTAGACACACAAGAGAACTCATGAAACAACGATTGATCAACAATCAATCGTTGTTTATAAATGATTGTAATTCAACGCAGATAATAGAAAGCAAGGTACTGTCATATGTAAAAGAGGGACCTTTCAAGCAATTTATGGCAGAAAGACTTAGACTGGTGCCGCTTTAACTAGTTACACCTTTGATCACAACAAAGTTCAACACAATGGCTTCACTGAGTGAACCTGTGCTTCTGTTGCCCACGCTGATTCTGCATGAACCAGCAGCAGTAGCATCGCACTGAACACTGTAAGCACCTGCTGTGGCACCTGATGCAATGCTGACCATGACCACATCAGTGGCAACAACAGCACTGTTGGTCAGTGTAAAACTGACTTCTGCAGCCGCTGCCAGGGCTGCTCCATTCATGGTAATCTGACCCGACACTGTGTTCAGGGTAGCTCCGGTGCTTTTGCTTGTGGCTTGTGTTACTGTGCCACCAGCACCGGTGCCATATCCTATGCCAGCAGTGGCGCTGGTAGA